TATTAGGACTATATAATACACGCGGCGATCAGCCGCAACCAAAAATCGCTAGATTTTTTGAGACAAATGCGATTGCATATCGCCTGCTAAGGTACTTAGCGAACCATGATTGCATTAAAAGGATTGGGATTGGGGTTTAGGGGGGTTTTAAGGACCGAACAGGACTCGATGGGGCCATGATGGAGACACTCTATATTATAGGGACAATAATTGTAGGTTTTGGCGTAGTTTTCAAACTATTAATAGACCTGGGACATAAGATTGAAGATGGATTAGTAGAATTAGATGAAAAACTAGCGCTTGCTATACGATCAGTAGTAGAAAAGATACCGGGATTAGGTGAAAGTGAGCCAATTAATCCAATTCAAATGGCAATTGGTCAACTTATTGCTAACATGAGTCAACAAAATCAACAACCAGCTATGAAAGTTATACAAAGAGATGAAAAAGGTCTATTTGTAAGTGAAGATTCATAAGCCGACTACTTACAAGATAAGGCATGGCTCGTAGAAGAAAGTCTAGTCCACGCCGAAGAAGTAGATCGCAATCATTAATTAATTTAGCAGAAAGTTACGCTTATGCTGATACATTAACATCTGGAGTAATGGGTACTTCACCAATTGGTTTCTTTACAGGAGCAGCAGATATTGGATACAAAACACCTTCAGTAGGAGCAGGTTTAATGCAAGCATCTCCTGTTATGGTTGGAGCAGAAGCGATTTCTTTAGCAGACATCACAACATCTCCGGGACAATCATTCAATGTTATGCAATCTAACTTTCAAGCGAACTATATGAACATGTTTTATAGAGCAGCCGCAATAAATGTCGGCTTCAAATTAGGTAAGAGATTACTTCGCAGACCTATATCAAATGTAAATCGTAACATATTCAAACCTTTAGGAGCAGGTTTCAAACTTTGAGGTGATCTAAGATGACAACACAAAATGTAACAGGTGTTCTAAACTGCTCAAGCGGTTTCAAGATTCCTCTAAATGCAACAATCACAGACGGAACCGAAGCAAGTCTTACTACAGATACCGCTTATACCGTAACAGCCCAGAACATTGGAGACTTCGCAACAGGTCAAACAATAGTAAGTGGTATCGTTACAGCAGGAGCAAACATATCATACGCATACATTCTAAGGAAAGGATTGATTCTTTCTCTAGTACCATTCGCAGTTAAGGGAGTTGCTTGCGGAACTCCTGCTCTTGCTCGTCCTGTAACTCTGATGGCCGGAGATCAACTCCGTGTTTTCACTATGGTAGCGGCTGGCCGTAATGCGTCTCTTGCGGTAGTAACTAATCAAGGAGTTCCTCGAATCTTTATCGGGGCTTCTGTGGCTGCAGGTGCGGGAACTTTCCAACTTGTAGATCTCCAGACAGGAAATTCGGTTGGAGAGACTTTACAAGGCCAAGTAATTACATTGGCACAATTTACTTCAGTAGATCAGGCACTTATTACATCTATCGCGGGCGGGGCGCAAATTACGATGAGCAACGGCAACCTGTCGGGAGCAGTTCCAGCTACAGATCCAATTGAAGTACAGCCTTACATGAAACCGTGCTCAATTCCTGTTGCTCTAAACTTTACAGCACAATACATAACTTCTGCTTAGGTGATTAAATGGCTAAGATGACAAAAGCACAGGCTAAAAGATTACTTATGGCCGCGAGCAATAAATGTTTGAAAGTTTTTGTTGATGGCAGAAAAAAAGGCATTAACGCATTAAATGTTGATGATATGAAAGCAATTGATAAAATTATTGATCGAGCAATTAATAGAATAAAATAAGTGATATGATATGCCTTTACCAAATGCTGAAAGGAAATCCTCAAGGATTTATCCTATCATGCAAGGTAAAACGCTTGAAGAGATTGCATCTGGTGAAAATCCTACTATTGATAATGTAGGAAAACCCATTGATATAATGCTATTGAATGAAGATGAACTAAGAAGATTAGTATTAATTAAACTCGCAATTACTGCATGTGCAGGTGATTGGGACGGATTTTTAACATAGGAGATATACATATGCCACTACCAGATGCACCAGATTATTCACAAAGAATATACGAATTATTGAAAGAAACTGATCTTGAGAACTTATCTTATGCACAATTTCAAGCAGTAGCGGAAAAAATCTTTATTGAACCAGAGAATGAAGATGAAATGAGAAGATTAGTTCTAGTACAACTTGCTAGGATGGCCGTACGTGGCGACTGGAATGGCTTCTTGAGTGGTGGCGGCGGTGGTGGCGGTGCTCCAACAGATGCAGAGTATGTGGTAATGTCGCTTAATGGTACTTTAACAAATGAGAGGGTATTAACTGCGGGTACTGGAATATCATTAACAGATGGTGGAGCAGGATCCAACGCAACAATAGCAAATACTGGTGTAACTTCAAATGTAGCAGGTACGGGAATTTCAGTATCTTCAGCTACCGGAGCTTCAACAATCACTAACACTGGTGTAACTTCGTTAGTTGCAGGTACTAACATTACATTAAGTCCGGGTTCAGGTGTTGGTGATGTAACAGTTACAGCAGCAACTCCAACGGGATTGGCTCCAAATGATGCATCATACCTTACTCTCGGTTTAGATGGCGATCTAACTAATGAAAGAGTATTAACAGCAGGTACCGGTATAGGATTTACAGATACAGGTCCAAACGGAACTTTAACAATTGAAGCAACTGGCGGCGGTGGTGGTTCAGGATATCAACCTGTATTGCCTGATCGTGATGGTTCATACCCTCAAAGTAATAGAGAATTATACTTGATATCTTGTATGCCACCTTGGGGTAATACTCAAGCCGGTTCAACAAGTTCAACAACTGCAAGCGACTCACCTTATTTCAGACCGTTTATTTCTCCTGTTAGTGGTACTGTTACAGAAATACAAGTTAATGTAAATTCAGCCGCAGATACGCCCGATTATACTATAGGAATTTACAGCGATTCAGGCGGATTACCTGATTCAAAAATTACTGAAGGAACTATATCAATTTCTTCTACTGGAACTTTAGCATTATCAACTTTTTCAGGTACTCCAACCTTAGTAGCTGGAACTCAATATCATTTTGCATGGGTTAGAAAAGATACAAGCGGAGCAGGTAATTTTACTGCTGAAACTGCAAGTACATGCTTCAAATATGCTTCAGTTAGTCAAACTTACCCTAATTTGGCATCAGTAGGAGCAACAGGAGCAGTTGTTGCTTTATCTGGTTCCAACAATGCTTTGCCCGCAACTGTTTCAACAGGTAACTTAAGTCCGTTTTCTAATAACCCGATTCGATTCGGTCTAAGGTGGGATTAATGCCAAAACCAAAACCAGACCAAGTAGTAAGACATGAAATTGTACTTGGACGATCAGAACGAGAATTAATTTCTGATGGTTTACTTGCCTACCAGATAAACCGAATATCAACTCCATTAGTAGCGTTACTTTCTGATGCTTCAGCAATGGGGTTAATTTTTGGTGGTATTGCAACTTATTACGGATTTAAGTTTGATGTTGGTACTAGAGTTTATGATTCTAGTTTAGACTTGTACAATGATTTCAAAACACAATATGATGCACATAAAAAAACTTTAAGAGATATAAAAAATGACCCATTAGGTTCATTGATTGAATTTATTGGTTCTATGATTCCAAGACCTGATTATTCTCAATATACTAATGTTGATCGAGGATATGGACAGCCGGGGCGACCATATGGGCCCTCAGATTACTCCGGGGTAACAAATCCGGGAGATTTGTATTAAGAGCCCCTATTAAGGCATCTTCTTCCAAAACTTGAACCTATTATTCTGTAGTACTTTCTTCTCAGCCTTGAGAGCGTCAATCTGTTTATTTAGAGTTCCTATGATCTCCTGATATTTCTTTCTCTCATATGGAGCGATGACAACGCCTTTGTTTGCTCTGACTAACTTTCCTGTAAATTCTCCTTCATCATCTCGTTCTTTTGTCCATACAGGAGAAGTATAGTACCATTCAATAGCCGTTGACACATTATCAGACATGTAGCCCTTTCTTGATTTCTTACGAAGTAATTCGGATACATGATCGTGTAAAGTAAACGAATGTAATATTTTACTCATTATACAACCTCGCTTAGTTTGTGTCCTGCTCCTTCTGGACAAGACATAGCCTGAATAATTCTTACATCTTCAAAAGTGTTTACCAGAAATACCAACTGACATTTACAACATTTAAGATTCATATCCAATCCTCTAAAGAAGTTTGTTCTTGTATTGCTCGCATTAACTGCAGAGAAATTTCAAACGGTATCTTTGCTCTATAATTAGATCGTAAAGGGTTTTTATTACCTACATCCGGTTTAAGATGTTTATAATTTACAGGCATCGCTATCCTGGGAAATTTTCCCCATAAACAAAACGACTCAATAATTTGAGTTGGTTTACCTAATATGGGATTGAAATATTCTTGTGCTCCCATTACATTCTCAATAACCCAATGTTTTGGTTTGATATCTTCTATAATTTCAATGCAAGTATTCAATATCTCCATATTTGGTTCATAATCTAATCCTTGCAATCTTGCTTGATTCTTAGGTGCGTTATATGCGTTTGAAAACTCCAAACATGGTGGACTTGCCCAAATTAAATCTGGTGTTTCCATAGCCCACCATTCAACATCTTCAACATTACATACGATCGTATTAGGCACATAACCTAACTCATTATTATTCTCAATTCTTGTTACTTCCCATCCGTTAGCCAACATCGCTTCACTTGCTCCGCCTAAGCCCGAACATAAATCCCACATCCTCATAATATCGATTCTGCCCTATTAGGACTATATAATACACGCGGCGATCAGCCGCAACCAAAAATCGCTAGATTTTTTGAGACAAATGCGATTGCATATCGCCTGCTAAGGTACTTAGCGAACCATGATTGCATTAAAAGGATTGG